AAAATGGCCCGCGCCGCTCTCGGTCTTGGCGTTCGTGATCTTGCCGCCCTTGCCGATGTTGCTCAGGCCACCGTTTCACGCCTTGAGCGTGGCGAAGAATTGAAGCCCGCGACGGTCGAAACCATCCGTACCGCCCTCGAACAAGCCGGGGTGCAGTTCATCGAAGAGAACGGCGGGGGTGCTGGTGTACGCCTGAAGAAATAGGCCGGGGAGCATCCACCCCCCGGCCCGTGATCAGCCCCGGTGCAGACCCGTGCTGATCTGCGCCACGCCCCCGAAAGAATTACTGGGGCCGCGCCATGTCGGGGTTTACCCACTCACCGACTAACGGGGTTGCATGATCGAAGTGAACGGCTTCGACCGGCGCAACCTGCCAATCTCCTAGATCGCGGCGTCACCCTTGCCCCAATCGACCAGCTTCATCGCCTGTTCAGGATCCACGCCCGTCTCTTTGGCCATCGCCAGCGCCTGAATCACGCCGGACAGTGCCCGTGCGCGTCCACCAGCGTCGAAGGCTTGCAGGGGGCGCATCACGTCCAGAGCGACAGGCGTTCCCAGCTTGTCGGACGCCTCTTGCGCAATCATCGCGGCAATGGGCATGAGCACCCACTGAGCCAAATGGCGCTGGCCCTCCCTGATCAGGGGTCCAGTCGCCGCCGGTGCCGACATTCCGGGCAGGACGCCGAACACCATGTTGATCGCGTCACGCGCCGCCGCCAATGACTCGCGCGTCATGGCCTTGGAAAGATCGGGCGTCACATCATGCGGTTTCAAATCGGTCATAGGCGCAGGTCCACCCGCTGCCGTGACGTTGACAGATTCCCGCACCAGTACCCGGCCCCGGAACCCTCGGAACCCGCGCGCCATCTTGTCCATATCCGCCTCGGGATTTTCCGGCATGGGAATGACGCTCGAACCCATGGGGGCAAGTTCGTAGACCTCGGACAACGCCGCCTCGATAGCGTTCAAAAGGCCCGCCGTGAGTTGCGCCCGCCTGAGCGGTGCCGTGCCCGTCCATGGTGCCACCATGTCGCCGCCGATACGGAAGTGCAGCACCTCAGCCGCAAGCGCGGTTTGTGTCCACCCGCCGCCAGCCTCGGACACGCTCACACGGTATGCGGTTGGCCTTCCTTGCCGGGTCCGCAAGTCCCAATCGGCGCAGGGCACAAGCCCGTCCTCTTGCACCAGAAACACCGCCTCACCTCGGAGCGCCAGAGAGCGCGCAGCAAGCGCAAGGTGGAACGGGGTCAACAGGTCGGTGCCCTTCACATCGGCAAGGCTCAAACCGCCCTCCCAGAGCGTCACCGCGCCTTGCACGGTCGCGGTCAGTTCGGCAATGCCACTGCGCCCCGCGATGTAGCTTTCGCGCGCCGCCATGATTTCGGCAGTGTATCCGCCGCCGCTCGACCGGGTTTCCGTTTCGGGTTGTTTTCGCTTGAATGGCCACATTGTCAGGCCCTCCGATATGGGCGCAACAGGTCAGCCGCGCCGGAAAGTTGCAGCGCCCGCGCTGCCCATGTCGGAGAGCGCGAAAACGATTCATCAACCGCAGTGCCGATCTTGGCGGAATGTTCGGTGTAGGACGGATGCCCCACCAACATTCCGTTTTCACCGATTTCAGCTGAGTATTCCGCCAATCGCCGGAACGCCTCAGAGACAGCCGCAGGCACATCACCAGCGCCCACTTGCGCCGTGATCTTGAACGTGCCGTCACTTGGCAGGCATAGGCCCAAAGGCCCCGGCAGGATCGTCACAGACGCCCACGCGCCCGCATCCCACCGCTCGGACGTTTGTGAGACAAGCGGCCCGATAGGCGGTTGCCATTCATCACCGGCAAAGCCTGAAATCGTCCAGACGATTTCCCGCACCGTGTACCGATGCGCAATATAGCTTTCGATCCGCTGCCAGATCATGTCCGCGTTTAGAGCCGCCGCCGCTGTTGATAGGCCGGACGGAGCGTCAGGATATGCCGCCGGGACCGCCTCTTGTTGCTGTAGAAGATCCACCATGCTCACGCCCTCCACCGATTGCGCGCAGACGGCAGGAACACACGGGCTTGCGGTTCCGGCTTCCAGTTCCGCGCCTCGACTTGAGTTTCGGGATAAGCTGGCCTTGTGACGATGCTCAATTCATACAAGAGCGCCGCCAGCACCGTTCGGATGATTGCGTTGTGCATACCGTTCTCAGGGTCGTGGCCTTCGTCTTCGATCTTCTCAGGCTCAGGAACCGCCCGCTTGGGGGGCAGGCGAAAACCGGGGCTGATCCCGATTGCCAGACCCGCCGCGACCGCCGCCAGCACATCCTTGACGTAAGACACCTGTTGCATTTCTTCGGTGATCGTCGCCGTGAAGGTCACGCCCGCGTCACTGTCCTGAATGTCCAAGGTGCCAGACCGGACAGACGCCAACGGCTTGTCATAGCTATGACCGGCCAAAAGGTGGATGTCTTTCTTGCCGCCATGCTCGGAAGGCGTGTTGATCCGATAGGCGAAAGCGCGGGGCGCAATCACCTCTTTCCGGGGACGCCCGGTCCTGCCACCATCGGACAGGACCGCGCGCTTGCCGTAGGGAAAAGAGCCTTGCAGTGCCAGCGCACCGGACGCTCGTTTGCGTAGTTCCAGACCGCCGTCTGCAAAGCCCTCTAGCATCACTGGATACCCGACACGATTTCCAGTTGCGCCGGACGCGCCACGGTCAAGTCCATCGTCGCAAGCGCCGTGATGCGCAAGCCACCGGATTGTGCGTCCGAATAAGGATCTCGGATCACGTCCACCGCGCCCCATGCACCCACGAAAATCGGAGCAACGCCGCCCGCGTTCGTCGTCAAAAGCGCAGTTGTCTCCAAAGGCGTTCCAGCCGGAGCGGCAAGCCCGTTCGTCGTCATGGCGATGTTGCCCGCCGGGATGTTGCGGGTCAGGCGGTCCCATTCCGTCACGCCAGAACCCGAATCAAAAACGGCGCCATCCAGATCAGACCAGACCTCAGGCCGGATCATCATCCGAACCGCAGAGGGAGAGCCTGCCGCATTGGCGGTCATGAACCGTACAACCGCCTGCCGGAACGCGGTCCAAGACGCCGCGCCCGCAAAGTCGGTATCGGTGATGCCGTAGGTCGCGGCCCCGGCAATTACGCCAAGCGGTTGACCATCAGCCCCGGTGCCCAGAAACACGGCCTTGTCCATTTCGACACCCATGGCGTTCGCCATGTCACGCCGTACCGCCGCCTCAAGTGCCGCGCCGGATTGCTTCAGGGTTTTGCGGGTAATCCGCATCTGAATGCCAAGGTTGTGATCGGGCGACATGGCGCGGTCGGTTGTCGCGTAGACGGTCGGACCCGCGACGTTCGCCGTTTCACCATTGGCCCAGCCCGCCGACACGGCGCTTGTCGTCACCGGCCATTCAACCGCACCGGAATCAATGCTGATCATCTGAGCGCCCATGCGGGACGCCACACTGTCCGGGAAAAGACGGTCGATGATCGGACGTGTGCTGATCGGGTTGGGTGTGCCGCTGGCCACGGTTTCACCGGCGCGAACCTCCAAAGCCTGCCACGGCACGGGAATGCCGCGATAGCCGCCTTGCTGGCGTAGTTCGGTCACGATCTCAGCCGTGCGCCCGTCCAGTTGCCGCCCTTCGTCCAGGGCAAGCGCAACCTGGCGCATCTCGAAACCGGCCATCATCTCGGACCATTCCCGATCAGAGCGGGTTTCCAGTTCTTCGCCAGCTTCCCGGCGTTCGGTATCTTCGGCAATGAGAGCGGCCCGATACCGGGTTTCGTTGGACCGGTATTCCAGATCCAGCTTTTCCATGGAACGGGTTTCGTCTTCGGTCGGGGTTTCCTTGCCCACCAGTTCCGCCAATTGCTGGCGGATTTCGCTTTGGCGACGTTGGATTTTCACAGAATCAAGCATTTGATTTCCTTTCGTGCTCGATAGGGGGATGCTGATTTTTCAGCAGGTCACGCCACGCTTGGCGCTTTGGGGTTAGAGCCTTGTGGCCCACCTCAATGCGGGTCTTGCGGGCATGACAGCGCCCGCAGAGAATTTGCAGATTGCTCAGGGAATAGGCCAAATCAGGCCGGTCGCGGACGGGCAGAACGTGGTCGCATTCCAGACCCTTGCGCGCACCGCAGGACACACACCGCCATTCGTCACGCTCAAGAGCCTGCAACCGCAGAGCCTTCCACCGCGGCCCGCGCGTGACGTGCGATGAGTGTCGCTTGTAGTCTTGCCTCAGCCCCATGCGACCCTCCCCGGTGCAGGTTTGTGCGCGCGCTTCATGCGCTGGCCTTGCGCGACGGCCACAACGGTCGCGGCCACCGGGTCCACCCGGCCCGTGCTTCGCCCCGCCGCCAGCTTGTGATTGCCCGCAGGATCAACCAGCGTGATCGCGTCCGAGAATGCCGACCGCAGCAGCAGCGACGGAACCGTGCGCACCTGCCCCTCAAACACCGCGCGCCGGGTTCGCTCGATATCCTCAGAGCCGTCTTTCCATCCGAACCCGCGCCAAATGAACGGGACACGATCAAGGCCCGCCTCGCGCAAGGCTTCCAAAAACTCGGCATGTCGGAACCTGTCACCCGCGATTGCCGCCGGGGCTTGCCCGTTCAACCGCTCGACAACGCTGGCAAGGAACCGGCCAACGGGCACGGTCGTGTCGCCCATGGTCACAAGTTCGCCCCGGTCGCGCATCTCGACATACCGACCGGACACGCCGTCAGACTGGCCACGATCCGCCAGACCGGGATTGCAGGGGAAGGCCCCGACACATTCCAAGCGGCCCGTGTCTGGCCAGTAGAGCGCCGCCGCCGACATGGACCGCGAACCGCCCAGATCAACGCCCATGATCACCGGCCCCTCGGGAAGCGGTAGATCATCGGGCGCGACCTCGCAGCCAAGCCATTCATCGACGGTCAGCAGCACCGAACGATTGTCAGACGCCACCCGTTCATTGCGGTTCAGGTTGCGGAAACTGGACAGGGCAGAGCCGCCCCGCGCAATCGCCCGCCGTGCCTGAGCCGTCAGCCATTCCGCAGAAGGCCCGATGCCCTCAGACGCGCCGGGGTTTGCCACCAGCAGGCTTTCCAGATCGTCAGGGGGTAAACCCGGTTCCGGGCGATGCTCTTGAACGTAGGTCCCGGGGGGCGGTTCATCCATCCACCGGCTAAACGTGTTCGCATCATCCGGCGCAGACGTTGAGATGATCAGAGCGCGGCCATCCCGCTTGCCTAGGCCGGACAGGATCGCGTTTTCCAGAGCATCACCCTTGTCGCGTTCCCATGCCGCCCGTTCGTCCAGAATCGCCAGCGTCGGAGCGCCGCCCAGAATAGACTTGCCATCCGCAGCAATCACCCGCGCCAGACCGCCGCCGTTTTCCCCCGTCTCGACTTCCAACTTGGACCCGCGCCGGATCGTGAATTGCGCCTGTTGATCCTCTGGCAGACCTTCGATGAAACCCAGAAGGAACCCGAAAGCCGTCTTCGCCTGATCCCGGTTCCTTGCCGCAAAGATGATTTCCCGTTTCACCTGAGGCGCAATCTCACCCATGAGATGCCCAAGAGCGATGCCAGCCGAAAGCGCCGTCTTGGCGTTGCCGCGACCGATCGAAAGCACCCCGGCCTCGATGCTGTTGGCAAAAGCGCCCCGGACAAATTGTTTCTGATACGTGGCCAGCTTCACCCGCTTGCCCGCAAGCCTGCCCTCAGGAACGATCAGCTTGGGAAGGAACCGCAGCGCCGCCGATGCCTCTTTGGATGCTCTAGCCATCATTTTTCCCCCGAATTTTTGGGAGAGAGAAAGGAACACCCCCCACCGCGACCTCCCCAGCCCCCCCAAAAGGGGGCATTGGGACCAGATCAGTCGAGATAGACGCGGTTCCGCGCTGCCGCGCGTGCACGCTGGCGCGTGCCGAAAAGATTTTCATATCTCGGTGAGCGTCAGCGAACCCGCCGATAGGCGGAAAGAACGCGGTCTGTCCATCCGTCCGTTCTTTGGGGACTACCGGACGGACAGACCGCTTTGCGCCTAGCCGATACGTGGCCTTTCCAAGTGCGTGCACCCCGCCCCCAAGGGGGGGTGCAACGCATGGGGGTATGGGGGTGTTGCAGGACCCACGTTCAGCATACGTTGAGCATACGTTCAGCAGATAGTTTTGCACACGTTCAGCAGGGGGGTTCAGCATAGGTTCAGCACCCCCCGCTTGTCGGTTCGGAAGGGGCATTGCTGGCCCTGACAATCCGCTTGGTTTGCTTGGACGGGGACTTGTGACCGCCAAGAATTTCGACGATCTCACCACGATCAAAGAGGCGTTCCATTGCAGCTTCCAGCGCCTGCTTTGACATGCCCTCAGCGCCCGGACTTGCCGCGAAAGCCTTGGGTGCATACCCCTGCGCCTTGCCCGATTTGACGAACCGCCCTTGAGTGGCGAAGCCATCCAACAGCTTGAGGAACACCCGTTCGGCCTTGGCGCTTTGCGCCATCCTGTCCAAGCCGGTCGATTGCTCATCGGCATGGAATACGCCGTCACGCCACGTCATGTTGATCTCGCCACCGATGCGCCCGTAATTGGCCTTCATGGTCGTCAGGACGCGCTTGTCAGGGTTCGGCTCAAAGCCATCGTCGGTGATGCGGGACAGGTAGAGGCGTGACCGGACTGAGTTATTCCAAGCGGTCGAGCCTGACGTGCCTGTGCCGCTATTCAAGCCGGTCAGGGATGGATGCCCCAACAGCAGGACAGCGCAGCGCCTCTTGAGCGCCAGCCCTCGCAGGATGCCGATGAATTGCCGGACCTTGGCACGGTCGTTCTCGTTCGCGGGGTACACATCGGCCAGCGTATCAATCACGATAAGCGCCGGGGATTCCTCCGCCGCCCGCTTGTCCAGTTCCTCGAACAGAGTGGATTGCATCAGGGCGATTTTTGTCTCAAGCGCCAGCAAGGCGTCTTCGCCTGCCAGTGATCGCAGTGTCAGGCCGGACAGCGCGTCATAGTCCAGCCCCTCAGCCCTCAGAATGTCATCAAGCCGCCGGTGCAGTTCGTCGTCGTCGTCTTCGGCGGACAGGAAAATGGCGCGTCCACCTTTGACGGAACGGCCAAGCCATGTGGACCCGATCACCGCCGCGACAGACAGTTGAAGCGCGACAAGGCTCTTGCCCGTTCCGCCGTCGCCACTGAATAGCGTGACGGTCTTTTGGGGCACCAGATCGGGCACCAGCCATTGCCGGGGCGGTACGGCCTTCCCCTTGAGCGCGGACGCCGAATAGAACCGGCTTTCCCGCGCGGCTGGCGGTTGAATGACCTTCGGCCCCAGATCCTCGATGCCCTCGCGGCATTCATCCGGCCATGCCTCAGGCGGGGTAAACGGTCTGTCCCTGCAATCGTCGCCAGAGTTCGGATAGAGCTCCGACACGTTTTTGGGAGGCCACGGCTCAATACCATACTCGGCAAGTTCGGCCGCAATTTCGCGGAAGGTCTTGCTCATACCGCCACCCCGCAGAAGTGCCGCAGGATAATCGCTGGCGCACCGGCCCAAACGGGACTATCATGCTCGGGAAACTCACCGGTTTCGATAGAAGCTTTAACCTCGGTTGCGCCCGCCAGCGCACCGGGGTTTTCTTTTTCAGCAATGCGATGAGATGCTTTACAAGATGCCGGTTCGTTCCCGGCATGTTCGCGGATGTTCACGCCGTCGCTGAAAATCGCAGTGTCTTGATATTGCGTTAAAAATGCAGGATCAGGCAGAAGCCTGCATTTTCAATTCACTATCGTGCAAAGCTCACTTATTGGGTGAAGTCTGTGATCACCGCTGTGCCCGGTGGTGTCGGGCCGCGCATTGCCGCCAATTCGGCGCTTGCGCCCGATAGTGTGACTTCGCGCGAGACCATTGGCCGGATGTCCACCTGACCACGTTCGATCATGTCAAGCAGCGTCGGGTACTTCCAGGCTGGCATGCCGCGTGTACCGAAAAAGGACAGCTGCTTGCCATAGATTCCGCGCATGTTGACGCTCATCATGCCGTTGTCGCCTGCGGGCATTCCGACTTGAACATGGCGGCCAAGGATACGGAGACAGTCGATAGAAGCGTTGGTGGTCACTTCGATTCCCAAAGCTTCGATGGATACATTGGCGCCGCCGCCGGTGATGTCGTGGATTGCACTGGCGGCGTTGGTCTTTGCTGCGTTCACCGCGGCATCCGCGCCAAGGCTTTTTGCGTGTTCCAGCTTTTCATCCACCACGTCGACCACCACCACTTGTGCGCCCAGCATCTTGGCCAAGAGCATCGCCGACAGGCCAATCCCACCCGTGCCATGGATCGCGACCCATTCGCCCGCGCGGACATTTGCGCGATCGGTCAGCGCGTGCCAGGCGGTGGTCACACGACAACCCAGGCCGGCGGCCAGTGCAGCGGTCATCGACGCAGGGAGGGGCACAAGGTTATGGTCAAAGGGCACCGCCACCAGTTCGGCATAAGCGCCTGCGGACCCGAAACCCGGCACGATCTGGTTGGCGCAAGTGTTTGAGACGCCTGTATGGCACGCAGGGCATGACCCGCAGGACAGGATGAACGGTGCAATCAGTCGTTCGCCGACCTTGTGTTTGGCGTTCGCACCGGCTTCGACCACCGTGCCGCAGTATTCGTGGCCCAGAATGTCGCCCGGTTTGACCTTGGGGTGTTCCCCGGTCCAGCCGTGAAAGTCCGAACGGCAGACGCCGCAGGCTTCGACCTGAAGGACAACGCCATTGTCGGGGCAGGCCGGGTCGGGCACGGTTTCAATGGAAAGATCTTCGTTGAA